CAGTAATTTCATTGTGAAGTGCACCAATAACGGCACCGCCAACATAATCGCCAGTATCTGTTTGTGAAAGATTGATACGGTAATTAGCGGTTGAACCATTTTTAATTGCATCCGAAAGTTGCTTGCGGTCTGCTCCATTTAAGTAAATCTCATCTGGGTCAGCCTTAACTGAGTCATACAATTTCGAGAATACAACTTGATATTCGTTTCCTGGGTTTGCAGTTGAGAAAGTTGTATTGATGTTGTTGTTGTATCCAGTAGAAGAACCAAGAACAGTTGGAAGAATTCCATCATAACCTGTTGCATAAGCAGAAGTATCTGATGAAGCGCGAGATGCAAGAATTGCGCTTGAAGTTGAGTAAGCAATGTTATCGGCAGTACCAACAGTTGTTGATGTTGCACCAACAATATAAGCGGTAAGACTCTTAAAAGTACCTACATACTTGGCGTTTGCTACACCAGTAGTTGTTCCAACATACACATTATATCCAAGTGCACCTGTGATAGCGCCAACTACAATCTTCAAAACTTGTGAAGTTGTAGCAGATGAAGTAACTGAAGAAACAACTGACTCGCCAAAACCTGAACCAGCAATTCCTGCGTCAGCAGTTACATAGACATAGTAAGTTGCGTTTGCAAGTGCTACTTGACCTGTTGATGGTGAAGGAGCAGTAAGAGTTACGGTTGGTGCTGAAAGAGCGCCAGCGTAACCTGATGCAGTTCCGCGACCCATAAGCATCATTCTTTCTTCCATCAACATTGTTGCATAAAGAGTTGATGTCGAAGATAGTTGACGAAGGTCTTGGTAACCCATACCTGAAAAATTAGCATCAAATGATACTGAGTCAGATAATGAATATGAGTTGTAAGGTAGTACCAAATCATCAGCAGCATAAGAAATCTTTGGACCACGCTCGTAAGAGATTGAACCAAACGCTGTTGTTGTTGATTCTGTAATTCCAGGCCAAAGGTTTCCAACTCCGCCTGTACCTGTACCTGTGTAACCATTGATACGCTTTACACGGTGTGAAGTACCAACTCCTTTTTTACGAGGAATGATATTACGAAGTGGTGTTGGGCGTGGTGTAAGCAACTTTGCTGGTGCTTCCAAGTCGAAAGCAGCAAAAGAAGTTGATAGTGGAGATGTAAGTGTTAGGTCTTTCTGAATATCCTGCATAGCCATACGCTGTGAAGCAAGAGCATTGTTTAGTCCTGCTACTGCATCGGCTGTAAGTGACTTGTTAGCAACTGCGGCTTCAAGAACAGCAACTGCACTACCACTTGCCTCGGCAAATGTAGATTGTCCTGATTTGATTGACATAATTGCTGATGGGTCTGATACGGCATTGCCGACAGACTTATTAAGTTCGGCGGTGAACTCGTCCATGCGAACTGCGGCATCTTTTGCAGATGTAGCATCGCCAAACAAGTCTTTTGCCTTAGGTGCATTAAGCGCCATTAGGTAAATCCTTTCGTAAAGAGATTAGTTAGTTTTGGTTTAGTTCTTGTGCTTTGGACTCAAAATCTTGAGCCATTTCTTTCCAACCTTTTGCAAGAATTGGGTCTGATGTTGAGGCAGACTTGGCGCGGTACTCAGCGGCTTTGTTAATGAAATCACTAACTCCTGCCGTAAAAGGTTTTAATGTAGCGCGCTTAGGACCACCACTTGCTGCTTTACTATTTGCCGTTGCTAACTCTGATTCGAGTTTATTGATAACTTCACTGTCAGCCTCTTTTGCTGATTTAAGAAGTTCAATCTCGCTGCGAACAGTATCAGTTGCACTCTTTACGGCTTTCTCAATAATGGCGCTAATTGCGTCATCACTTAGGGCAGACTTATCCGATTGCTCGGAATCTTCTTCTGTGTCATCATCTGAAAAATCTTCTCCGTTAATCCCAATTCTAGGAATGATTGGTGATTTTTCTACTTCTGCTTCGTCACTCTTAGGCGTTTCTTCTGGCGACACCATTTCTGCCGTGCTTACATCAGCGCGACCATGAGTTTCTTGTGGTGCGTGGCATCCACATTCTAAACACTTGTTTGACTCGGCGCTTTTGTCCATCATGCACAAATTGCATGGAGAACTTTTGCAACCACCATCGGCTTTACAACCTACGCAACCGTCACAATCGCATTCAGCGCCAATTACTTTTGCTTCTGCAACTTCTTCTGCTGCGGAGTCGGAACTGCCTTCTGCGGTTTCGGCTTCTGCGCTTTCTCCGTATGCGCGCTTTTCTTTATCTACTTCTTCAGTTACTTCAGCAACAATTTCAGGCAAAATCGCTCTTTCAAGGACCTCAACTGGCGCTTCGATTACTTCTTCAATCATTTCTTCCACTTGAACTACCTCTATTCCGTTTGACTTTGCCAACATAAGTTTGGCATTAGGGTTGGCTGGTCTATCCACTAACGAAACTTCTACAATCGTTCCGTCAATAATTCTTCCATTAGCAGCTTTCGTATCACGCACAATTCTTGGTGCGCGTATACCAATAGAAAATCCTTTAAGCACTCCCGTTTCAACCTTTTTGACGGAAGTAGGGTCTACAACAAGCGCGGAAATGTAATGTCCGTCTGCCTTGCTATCTAATTCTTTAGCAACACCAGCCGCTATATTGCTGTGTTGTTCGCGGATGTTCCCGCCTGATTTAAACCATTCTGGCATTGCCTTTTCGAGCCAAGAAGCATCGCAAATTTGGTTATCAATATCTAACGCATCATCAGTTGCCTTGCCATATACAAGCAAAGTGCCGTCGTCTTGCTTTTCTTGCTTAATAATTGCGGCATATGATGTTGCAAAATCTGTTATTGCCATTTAGTTCTCCTTATTCTCCAAGCGTTAATGCTAGCGCATCTTCGCCAATATTTTGAGTATCTACTACATATGGCGACAAATCGCAAACGCAGTTTGGGTGGGCTGGTGGTTCGGTATCTCCAGATGGGAATGTTTCGTCAATACCGATAGGCGAAACATCTGCATTTTCTTGGCATTCGTCACAGGGGTCTGCAACCAGCCACTCAACTAACTCTACACCTGATTCTTGGTATAACTCTCTTGCGGCAACACTTACAGCACTACTCATTTCGGTTTGAGCAATCATTAAAGCGCGTTCTGGGTCTAGCATGACATCATTAACTGCCGTGTAACCTTGTTGAATTAAATAAGCGGTTCGTGCTGGACTTGCTTGTCCGAGTATTGCCGCAATTTCCGACGATACCGAACTAGGTGCAAGTCCTTGTTGTAACGCATAAGCAAGTTGCGTTCCAATGCGGTCATAAGTTGTTCTATTGATTCCGTCAATAAGTAATCCACGACGACTTAACAACTTTTCAAGTCCGCCTTTAGGATTAACCAATGCCGCCGCCGCACGATTACCAGCCTTCCAAGTATTCCAATCAATGCCCATAGCATTTTGTAATTCTTTAAGTGTTGGCGCTTTATTTATTCTTGCCTTTGCGATAGCAGACATTCCAATATCTTTACCTAACACATAAGAGTCGGCATAAAGTTTTGTAAGTGCTGAATAGAGCGGTTTTGGGTTTGCATTGGCGTGTAATAATACCCATGTTCTTGCTTCGGCAGTTGAAATGGGTGCTGTGTTATGTGCAAAAAAGAAATCCGTTACTAATAAACTTATATCAACAGATTCTTTAATTGCTTTATGAATAGCGGTGGAGTGTTTAACGGCAAGTCGTAATTTTGCCCCTTGTCGTTTTTTCCATTGACGGTTCACGCCAAGTAACGCTCGGCATACCAAAGAGCAGAGTCATAATCTTTAACGGATACGAACTTATTCAGCACTTCGGCATAAACAGTCGGCACATCTTGAAAATTAAATTGGCGTTCTGGTGATTTCTTTAACCAGCGCATAAAGCGTTTAATCTCATCTTGAGATTTTTTAGCAGTAGTTTCATCTACAACATTTACTGCGGGAGTATCAATAGGTGAATCTATCGCTGGCATATCTGGCGTTACATCAAAAGGTTTCATGCCTTCTTCTGTAAGTAAATAACCAGTATTACCAATTACAATCATCGGCATATCTGCTTCAACTGAGTCAATTAAGGCGCGCCCTGCGACAGAACGCATTTCATTAACTGTTATACCGCCATTTTTGACTTCAATATCATGTGTGCGAGCAAGTGCTTCCGTATCTTGCCTAAAACTAGGCATAAACTTAAACTCTAATTCTCGTGGCATACCTAAATAATTATAGGAAAGATTTGTAATCATACGAGCAAGCCAGTTGGAAAGTGGAATTGCTCCAATAACTTCTGAAGATTCCGCTTGACCCTGCTGATGACCTGAGCCGCCTAATCCCGATTTTGGAGTAAAACCAATCTCGGAAGGCATTACTCCAAAGTGACCACAAATAGAATTAACTAAATAGTCGTCAAGCGTGTCCTTAAACTTTTCGCCATAACCATCAAATTGAATTGGCGTCATACCTTGTGGCAATAAGCGAACACGCTTGCGCTGTTCAGTCTGTCCTGCTAAATCATTATTGAAAATGTTTTCATAGGCACGGAGCAAATCTGGATTGTTACCAAAGTTTGCGTCCGTACTCATCATTAGTTCTGGAGTAACTCCGTCTGTGTACTCGGCTCTAATCCATTGTTGTCTGCGTAAATAGATATCGGCGAGCGGTAAGGCTCTTTCCGTTGGACCGTAACCATAAACAGTCGCCGTGCGGCGATTTCGCACCATGTATGAAAGTTCGTCTGAGGTAAACTCTCCATCCGCTTCTTCTCCTTCTGTTGGTGCGCTGAACTCACTTCGTGGGAATCCATAAAGAATCTGTTGATAAGCAGGATATGGCGGTGCTGGTCGCATGCCTCTATCGTCAATAAGTGGCTTAATGGTCGAACCATCTAGTATCTGTAAGCCGTATAAATCTCCGCCAACTGTTTGCTGAGGCCATACTGCAAACGCATCTAATACTAGGATTTCTTCAAGCGCAATAGTTAACCAGTCTGTAAATCCTAAACCATTAGCCTTATCTGGTTGTTCCCAGAATTCACGCATACGGGAGATGTCATCATTAAATCTTTGTCGCGCTTCACCTGCGGCGCGCACTTGATTGCCGCCAATTTCGGCAATTAACTTTTCTGCCGAATCTTCGGCAAGGACAATATCCCAATTTAATGAAGATATTTTTACCTTTAGTACCTCAATACAACGGCGAAGAATATCTATCTGGTCTGCGGCTGCTCGTAAAGTCTTAAATGGAACGGGTCGTGTTTCTGTAATGTTAATGTTTTGCGCAACCTGATATTCATAACGGCGCGGTGATGGGCGACCAGTTTCAGGATTAGGTGGATTTATTGCGCCGGGAATTATTGGCATTCCTGGACTAAAAGGAACTGTTGGTGTTATTGGATTTCTTTCTAGCGCAATTGATGTTCCATAGTTAGTGTTGTTATTATTGTTTGTACCACGCATTTGTGTTTCAGTCATAGTAACCGCGCCAACTGGCAAATTAGGTGCCTTCTGAAGATTATCTGCTACGGCTTTTGCAAAGCGGTCAATTAAACCCATGCGCTTACTCCTTTTGTGCCTCTCGTGATTCAGGCTGGTGTAATACTAGCAACAATTTTCCAAAATTAACGCACCCATATCATACCAACATCTGCGGTGGGTCTAAGCCTTGACGCTTTCCAGCCCTTGCTTTCCCAATCTTTTTTATTGTCTTTTTGCCAAGTTGCTAAATTAAAATCTGCCAATGGCAACCAAGTTTCAGGTTCTTGACAATGATGCTCTATAAACTGAGGTGCGACTTCCGTATAGCCGCCATGCGCTAGATATTGAAGTTGTAAGTTGTGGTCGGCAACAGTTTCATAAGTCCATTCAAAGGTAATTGTTCCCATCTTGCTAGATAATCCTTTAAACACGGACCATTCCGCGCCTTCAACATCTATTTTAATCAAGTCGGGTACTCCAAACTTTAATGCCAGAGTGTCCAATGTAATGGTTGTGGCGGCAATAGTTCTAAAAGGCTTGCCAGCATAAGGCATTGATTTATCAGTCAGCCAATCTTTATTAAGCGTAGACAAACCATCTTCTTGTGCTTCGTAAAATTCTATTCGCGCATAATCGGATTCACTTGCCGCGTAACGGATAGGTGTAACATTAGGATTGTAAATAAAGTTTTTGACAAGTTCAGCAAATACTTTTGGTGCTGGTTCAAGCGCTACTACTTGATAGCCTTTACCTAAGGCGGCTAAGGTAAAGTCTCCACGATTTGCTCCTATATCAAAGCACAACATTTATTTTCTCCAAGTTGTTTTTAATTGCCAACGCATACGCAGGATGTAACTCTTGTTTTGATAGTGTTAATAAAGTTTGGATAGATTCCTCTTTACGACCTATCCACCAAGCCGATATACCTAATTGAAATTCTAAACAATAAGAACCGTAGTAACCTAAATCAATATCTAAGGCATCTGGCTCACACTTAGCCCAGTTCAGTCCAATACGCGCAAATGTGTAACACTCTTGCCAATTACCTGCTCGTTCATGGAACTGTGACAATAAAAACCAACCTTCTGGGCGGGATTCATCATATTCAATTGCTTGTAATAGGCAATTAGTAACACTATATTCCCTGCCTTTTTGGTCATTAAAGCACCGAGCAATAGCGCACAATGAAGAATAAACTAAATCATTACTTTTGCCGCCGTACTCTGCACACCTAAGAAAAAATGACACCGCAGAAGCCGTTTGATTAAGTAACAAATATTCTTTTGCCACATTAAAGTTTAGGTCGGGATTAAATGGGTCGCTAGATAACTCAACTACCATTTCAGACAGATTCATAATCAAGCGCCTCTACAATCAAGTCGTTTAATACCACTTGTGGAACACGAAGCAAAAAAGCCGCATTATCGGCAAAGCCAAACGATAGTAACAAGTCGCCACCTAGTAAAGCCGCGCCTACACAAAACTCAACAGGTGCATCTAGGAACGAAAATGGTTTAGACATACCCGCAAAGTTCATTTCTTTATCCCACATAAGTAATCTGTGGCGATAAATAGCGTCTTTTTGGTCTAAATAATTCTTAAATAAAGTGACTTCATGCGTTACCGCAATATACATATTGCCTAATGATATTAGTTGAGTACCGCCTCGCTGGTCGCAAGGTGCGTTAATTGTTTGGCGTAAAAATAATTGTTCTGTGCCATCTGCAAACGGGTCAGAATAAACCACCTCGGTAGGCATTGACCACTTAACAAAAGTGTAAGGCTTGTCGGCAATTGGATACCAGTTTTTTTCACAATATGACTCATCTGGTGCTGGCGTAGGTATTCTTTTGCGGTGGATTTCTTTAACTGTCCAGTTTGCCTTGTCAATTTCTATCTGTGAATACTCCATGCGACCTTGACCATTTGATGTTGTATCTCTACGAACGCCAATAAGAAAGTAATCACCATGCCATTGAGCAATTCTGGCATCTTCCAAACCTACAAACTCCCAAATGGGTTTGTGAAGTTCTAACATTTCCACTTTGGCAAATTCACTTATAGCCAATTCACTATTAAGCCTACATAAGTAGTTTTCTGTTACTAATCTTTGGTCTTTTTCTGGGTGAAGATAACTAAGTGGGCCAAACCTGCTAGGAAATTGTTGCTTATTTTCTGAATGGTAAAGTGTGTAATTAACATGTCGCAAATTAACCAGTATGTCACCATCGTCATCTATAAAAACTGATGGGTTCATTAAACCAGTACCAGAAGTTAATCCATCAGGAATTACCAATGGGACTAATTTACCGCCGTGCTTTACTGCCTTTTCAACTAGATTCATAACACTCCTTCCTGCGTTATTGTCTATTCAGTTATTGCGGCTATTTCTTCGCCTGTTAAACCAAGTGCTTGAAGTTTTGCTTGAGCAGCAAGTTTAGCGTCAGCCTTAGCCGCTTCCGCGGCGTCATGTTTTGCGCGTTCTACTTTTGCTTCTGTGGCATCTACTTCGCGCTGGTCAATTTCTGCTTGAGTAAGCGGAACCTCAACGGCAATGCCTGTTGCGCAATTTACTTCTATCTTGATTGGAACTTCGGTCATTAGATTATCTCCTTGATTGTGTGTGCTTGATTTGAACAGTTCCATTGGCAGGTTGCCTCATCTAGCGTTGCTTCATCGTGGCACTTAGGCGAGATGAAGGCGTTTAGTGCGGCATCGTGTGTGTCACCAATGCCAGCATATTTCTTATCTGAATCCATAAAGGTTTCAACCCAAGTGCCACCAATTGAATCAACAAATGATTGGTCGGCAACAATAACTTGAGTAACGATATTGTTTTCATCTAGTTGTGCGAAGTATGTAAAGTTCATTGTTTCTCCTTACGCTGCCAAGTAACGAATGATTACTACGCCTGAACCCCCAGCAGCACCGTTGACAACAGTATTAGCACCGCCGCCGCCAGAACCTGTATTAGCAGTACCAGCGACAGGAGAAGTTCCACCTGCACCACCGCCGCCTGAGCCGCCAGTACCGTTGGCTGCACCTTGAGATGTGCCACCACCACCGCCGCCGCCTGCGATGTAACCGCTAACGCCTAGTCCAAGTGTTGTAAGAGCAGTTGATAAAGCACCCCAGTTTGTAACAGTATTAACGCCAGCGCCACCAGCGCCAGATTGAGAACCTGAACCAGCAGTACCTACTGCACCTGCACCACCGCCACCACCTGATGGATATGGGCTAGAGAAAGCGCCACCAGCACCACCAGCATTACCTTGTCCCGAAGTACCAGTACCACCAGATAATCCTGGATAACCACCACCACCTGAACCACCGTTAGCACCAGCACTGCTACCGCCACCGCCATAACCGCCACCAACTGCTGCGGTTAATGAAGCAAATTGTGAATTAGAACCAGAGTTGGCAGGATTGCTTGATGCAGTAGCACCACCTGCTCCAATAGTTACTGTTTGAGCAGATGCGCCAACTGACTGTGAAGCAAAAGCAATAACGCCACCAGCACCACCACCGCCGCCTGCGTTGCTATAACCACCTGAACCGCCACCTGCGACAACTAAGACATCACAAGATAGGGCTGTGGCTGGAGTAAAGGTGCCTGAACTAAGAAATGCGTGGTACCAGTAAGTGCCATCGGTCTGAATGATTGAACCGCCAGTTGCCTTTGGTGCCTTTGTTGGGGTAGTGCCAAAGGCAGATACGCCGTAAAGCGAGAAGGTTGAGTATTGGACATAACTATTGCCAGTGCCATTAGTAATACTTAATGAAGTAATAGCGGCAGTTTGTGACCAAAGCCCAGCAAAAATTCCTGCATAAGCAGTAGCGCTGTTATCCTCTTGAACTGAATCAACTGAAATTGATTTGAAATTTGAAGATGTGTAATTAGGAATATACATTTCAACATTTGAAAAAGTGTTTGTAGTGGCAGTTGCACCGTCAGCACGACCAACAAGATTCACTCCAAAGGTTGCTTGAGTATAAGAAACAGCACCTGAACCACCAGCGCCATCACCTTCAAGAAGTCGCAAAGTATAATTTGCCGATGAGTTATTAAAGTTTATTGTGGCATAATCAAAAGTGCCAGCACGATTTGTTCTCATACTCATCTTAATCACCAAATCGGTGTAACCAGTTTGAGGGATGCTGTTGAATGTAACTGAGGCTGCTCCCGCAGCGCCGACAGTAATTGTTTCTAGGAGTGTATATGTATTTGCCATTTAGTCTCCCCTTATGCTGCCGTGATGCCGTAGAGATTGAATGTGCTGCCAGTTGAAAAATTGCCTGAACTTCGATTTGCTACAATTGAGTTGATTGCAGAAGTTGAACGCCACGTCATAACTCTTGCCATAACATTTTTATTTGAGGTATTACCCCTGCTAATTGTAGTTTTGTAAGTAGTGGCATTGGAATAATTCATTATATTTGCAATGACAACTGTATCGCCTGTGTTGCCTTCACCAATGGTTCCTACTGGGTCACGACCTGAACCTACTGTGCTTCCGTTTCCATTTATGTAAGTATTGGAATAATTTGAAGCAGTATCTCCATTAAATTGCAATCTAAAGTCTGCATCAGCAGATGAAACACCATTAAATACCAAAACCAAATCAGTATAAGTTGAAGGGATGCTTGAGAACGTCACGCTTGATGCTGCTGAACCAAGAGTAGTTGAAGCAATCTGTGTGTATGTGTTTCCTGCGGCCATATTATTTCACCCCGTAAAGTGCTAGTTGAGTGTATTGTGGCATATTGGCAATGGTTGCAATAGTAATAGTAGTTATTGCTGCTGTATTCATCCATAAGCCTGAATCAAGTTCAATATATCCAGTTCCATTGGCATCATAACCCGCCAATGAACGAGAAACTTTATATTTTGCCGTGTTTGTATAATCCAAAATGTCTATTGTTACAACTCCAAAAACAGTAGGTGTAGTAGCACCAGGCACTGAGTTGTTATTAATAAATGTCAAACCTGTGTTGGCTGAAGAAACAGCACTAGTGCCATCACCATTTAGATAGTGTGCTACATAATTTGCACTTGAATCAGAATTAAATGTCATACGCAACTGGTCTTTTGGCTGTCCTGCTCTATCAGTTCGCATAATTCCGCGAATCTGTAAATGACGATAGGTGCTAGGAATAGAACTAAAAGTTATGCTTGAAGCAGCAGTAGTGAGCGTAGTTGTCGCAATGCTGTCAAAGTCTTTGCCTGGCGCCCAAAGGTGGCCTGAAATGCTCGAGGCAATAATTCCAATGTTTGGCATTAGGCAATGTCACCAATGACTAACCAGTTGTTAGCAGATGTTTGAATAGCAGATGCGGCAGAGTATTGAACGCGAGTCTTGGGCGTTGCAGCCGTTGCACCGACTGATGTGACTGTTACTGTGGCTGAACCTGCAATAGTGACTTGTCCTGCTCCTGTTTGCGCAAAGTTAAGTATCGTTCCTACTGGAAATGCTACTGCGGCATTGGTGGGAATGGTTGCAGCAATAGCGGCGGCGTTGGAAAGAGTTACAAATGTGCCGTTAGCATCAGTTAGCGCAAAGGTATAAGTAGTGCCAGTTTGTGCATTAAAGGCGCTGAAAATTAACCCTGCGAGTGTTCTTGCTCTTGTCATTTGTTTTCTCCTAGTTTGTCAGTAATTATCTTAGTCAAGTGTTTCACTTATAGTCCAAGTGCTTTCAAGTCATCAGCAGTTAAACCAAGTGCTTCAAGTTTGGCCGTTGCTCTTATTTTGTCGGTTTCGATTTGCGCTTGCGCTTGGGCTTGTTGTGCTTGGTCTGCTTTGATTGCGTTAAATTGCGCCAACTCATCAGCAGTCATTTTGCGTTCAATAGTTTCGCCTGTTGTGCAATTTGTAACAGTAATTAAATTAGTCATTAGTTTACTCCATAAAGTAGTACATTACCCTGCGCGGTCGGTGTACCGCCCCAAGTAATTTTTGCTGATGTAATTGCAGCGATTGCGCCCCAAGAACCACCACCTGCTGTTGCACCATTGCCAGCCGATGCAGTCCAGCCGCAAGTTTTGGCCATCGTTGTTGAAGCGTAATTTGGAATACGGATAACAATAGAACCACTTCCTGAACCTGCCGCAAATCGCAAAGCACCACACATATTTATAGCCCCAGCACTGGTTGAAACAATTACAGTGTTAGCATTTGCTGCTTGCTGGTAAACATAAGAAAACAGTGTTGTTGCATTGTTAAAAGTTAAAGCCTGTGCTGCACCTGAGTTTTCATACGCGCCGTCCACAACAATTACTAATTCTTTGTAAGTGCCTGGAATCGAAGTCAAATCTACTGAAGCCGTTGCAGTAATAGCAGTTGTACTAATAAGAGTCATACCGCCGCCGCTTGCAGGTGTAGCCCAAGTTGGAACACCGCTAGCCACATTTAACACCTGACCAGTAGTACCTATACCTAGACGGGCTGGTGTTGAGCCGCTTGATGAATAAATAATGTCGCCAGTAGTAGTAAGAGGATTGGTCATACCAGCAGTGCCTTGTGTACCAGTCAATCCTTGTGCGCCAAGTCCAAGAGTTACCTGAACAAAATCCAGTACATCTCCAACAACAGCGCCCGCACTTAAAACAACTGATGTTCCATTGCTTGCAGTAAAATCAGCGCTATTAAGACGAACACCGTTTAAGAATACTTGTATGTAACCAACAGTATAAGAGACGGTAAATGTTGTTTGTCCGTCAGTTGCAGTTTGTGATGATGTTGTATATGCAGGTGCGTTAGTTACGCCACCCTGAATACCTTGCAAACCTTGGATGCCCTGCGTACCAGTTAGACCTTGTGAACCAGTCAAACCTTGAACGCCAGTTAAACCTTGAGTTCCAGTTGTACCCTGTAATCCAGTAGTACCTTGCAAACCAGTTAAACCCTGTGTGCCTGTTAATCCCTGAGTTCCTGTAGCGCCTTGCAAACCAGTAGTACCTTGCGCACCTAATCCCATTGTATAAAGAACAACATCAAGATTATCGCCGACAGTTGCGCCAGTTGATAAGACAACAGAGGTTCCATTTGTTGCTGTGTAATCTGCGGCGGCTAAGCGAGCGCCGTTAAGATAAACATCAATGTAGCCAACTGTGTAAGTTGTAGTAAATGTTGTTTGTCCATCGGTGGCGGTAAAGTTTGCAACAGATTTAGCAGGAGTGGCGGTAACTGAACCAGTAAGACCCTGAACGCCTTGTAGCCCAGTTGTTCCTTGCGTTCCTGTGCCAGTTAATCCTTGTATGCCAGTTAAACCTTGCACACCAGCCGTTCCAGTTGTTCCTTGAGTTCCGTTTGTTCCTGAAGTGCCTTGAGCGCCAGTTGTGCCTGTTAAACCTTGCAAGCCTGTTAATCCTTGTGAACCGTTTAATCCAGATGTACCTTGTGTGCCGTTTAATCCGTTGGTTCCTTGAGTTCCATTTGTGCCTTGGATTCCAATTAAACCTTGTGTGCCTTGTGAGCCATTTGAACCTACAAATCCAGCAGTACCTTGAGAACCAATAGTTCCCTGTGTTCCAATTGCACCTTGAATACCAGTCGAACCAAGTGTTCCTTGAGAACCAGTAATTCCTTGCAACCCAGTCGTACCTTGTAAACCAGTATTTCCAGTTGTTCCAACTGTTCCTTGAGTTCCCGTAGTTCCTTGCGACCCAGTAGTGCCAATTGTTCCTTGAGAGCCAGTATTTCCAACTGTGCCTTGTGACCCGTTTAATCCGTTAGTTCCTTGAGTTCCAGTTGGTCCCTGTGCACCATTTAATCCGCTTGTGCCTTGTGCGCCAGTTGTTCCTTGATTACCAAGTAAACCTTGTGTGCCAGTTAAGCCCTGAGTACCAGTTAGTCCTTGTGTGCCAGTTACGCCTTGAGCGCCAACAGTTCCTTGAGCGCCAGTAACGCCTAGCGTTCCTTGCACACCTTGAATACCAACAGCGCCATCTAAATTAACTGACCATGAAGTAAATGTGCCAACACCTAATGAACGAGTAACTGTTGCAGTCATTGCGCCAGTACCAATTGTGTATGTAGCAACATCGGCAATAATGTAATTAGATACCGTGTTAGCAATAATTACTGTTTGTCCAACTGAATAAGAAAGACCAACACCAATAGTAAATGAAATAGAACCAACAGCAGGAAGTGTAAGTGATGTACTGGTAGTGGTTTGGTATCTATCACCTAAACCTTGCAAACCTTGAGTACCTTGTACGCCTTGCGCACCAGTACCAGTTAATCCTTGAGTTCCAAGCGTGCCTTGAATACCAGTTACGCCTTGACTGCCTGTTATTCCTTGCAAACCAGTAGCACCTGTTGTGCCTTGATTGCCTAGCGTTCCCTGAGTACCAGTTAAGCCTTGCGTTCCAGTCAAACCTTGCAAACCTGTTGTGCCTTGACTTCCAGTATTGCCAGTAGTACCAGTAGTGCCTTGATTACCAAGTGTTCCTTGACGACCTTGCACACCTTGAGTTCCTTGAGTACCAGTTGTTCCTTGTGTACCCGTATTTCCTGTTGTACCTGTTGTGCCTTGTAAACCAGTTGTTCCTTGAATACCAACTGTTCCCTGAGTGCCTTGAGTTCCAGTTATGCCTTGTGTTCCAACAGCACCTTGAATTCCAGTTGTTCCTTGAGTGCCAGTTAAGCCCTGTAAACCAGTCGTGCCTTGACAACCTTGAATTCCTTGAGTGCCTTGCGCCGCAGTATTACCTTGAACACCTTGAACGCCTTGAACACCTTGTTGCCCTTGTGGTCCTGGGCTTGTAACTTCAACATTAGTAACTATGGGCGCAACAACTACAACATTTTCTGTCATCTTGTTACCTGTGCGCTTACAGTTATCTGTCCTTGAATAATTCTAGTAACAACTGAAGTACTTGTAAGAGTAATTTCTAAATCATAATAATATCTGCCAGTATCAATAGCGCCAGTTTGTGCCGCAGTAGCATGAACAGCAATAAGTCCAGTTGCCGCAGTAATTGTAATACCACTACTAGAAGTTAAAGATAATGCGGTAGCGCTATCAGCAGGAAGTGAGCGTAATTGTAGTGCCGCAGTATAACCAGTTAGATTTATTGGCGTTCCTGCTGAGTCTTCGTAAGTAAAGTTAATGTACCAGTCAGCACCTTGGTCTATCACCGTATTGTAATTTGCTGCTGACATTTACTATTCTCCTAACTTCGTACCGCAAGAACATATAGTAGCGGTTTTCGGTGAAGGCATACCGCAAGACAAACACAGTATAGACATACTTGCTAGTGCAAGCATACTAGCACCGCCAGAGTTTAATTCTGTTAATGCCCATACTAATGCATCTAATCTATCGGGGCTTTCTGACGATTGTGGCGTCCATTCACACATTTGAGTTTCAAGGTCAGAAAAGTACCCAACATGATGCACTCTTCCTTGCTCATATAAACTACTTATAGGTTCGGCGCGTAACTGTTTGCCTCTTGTGGCGGTCACCTTTTTTGTCGCAATAGATGCATCTACCTGCTTTAATAACAAAATAACCATATCGCCGCCATTGTTTGTTTCGGCAACAATCTTGTCTGCTTTGTGTTTGTGATATAACTTAACTGCCACTCTTGCCCAAGCATCTGGCGTTGTACGGATAGATTTGTCATCAAGTATGTAGTATTCACCATTTGATGCAATCCCAGCCGCAACTATGCCAGTTTCATCGCTAGTAGCGTTAGCAGTTACCGCAGGGTCAATGGCAACTACAACTCGAACAAGTGGTGGTGCGCTATCCACTCTTGCATCATCAATTAGTTTGCGAGTCCATAACGCGCCTTCCACATCGTCCAAGATCTCGCCAAACAACTCTTGGCGCCCTAATCTGGTACCTGCGTATCTGGCTTCCAACTCCAATAGCGCTGAGGGTGCAAGATTGGCGGCATTGTCAAAGGTAGATCCACGAGTGATAACTACTGAGCCGTCATTGCGTTTTGCTAGTAATCTAATCAGCGTAGTAGGTCTAGGTGTTGTTGTGACCACAATGCGTGGCTTATCTCCCAGACGCATGCCGAACTGCAACTGATCCCAGGCGTCAGAATATCTATATGCTGCTAACTCGTCACACCAAGCACCGTGATGCTGTGGCCCACGAAAGCGGTCAGGTTTATCTGCTGAGAATAGTTTCATCTGCGATCCGTTTGTTAAAAGGATCTCTCCAAGGGATCTGTTCCAATCCCTGAGCGCTTTGTATCTTCTAAGAATGTTCAACACACCTGACTCACCCTCAACGCACGTATCTCTTGCGTCACCGTAAGTAGGCGCAACTATCGCCCAACGCGTATTGGGTTGAGTGATTGCTTCCCAAGCAAGCCATTCTGCTGCCGTTCTTGTCTTACCCGCACCGCGTCCAGCCATATATAGCCAGATGTTCCAATCACCGTCAGGTGGTAATTGTTCCGTTCGCGCCTGCTCCTGCTTCCAACGCCATCGTGATGCCCTTATCCATTCCTCTGAGGTTATAGGCGATCCTTTCAATATCGGCTTCAACTCCACTTGCGTCATACGTGACCACCTCTGCTTGGATCTTAGTTGGAGCGTCTAGCCCTAATAACTTTGCGCGCCTGTCAATTATCTTTAATACGATCTCTGCTGATTTATGGATAGGCGGGTTGTCCCTATCGCCGATTGCCTCAAACCAATACGCCCTTTGTAATCTGTCTAGGCGATCTATCTCAGCCTCACGCAACGCATCTGCTGGCTGCTGGAGTGTTCTTACCATTGCCCTCTTGTAAGCCTTGAACGCCCCTGACGCGTTCGCGTATCCAACTACCTCAGCGATAGCGTCCCAAGTAGCACCTGAGCGCTTCAACTCCAGCACTTTTTTCTCTTTGTCTATCTGCTCTGGCTTTGGTGTTTTTCTCATGTAGATTTCCTATTCGTCAGGAAAAGATTACATTACGCATCAGTTCTGCGCCACTTTGCGGTGATAATCCAGAAGGGATCTCAAAGGCTTTATATGCACTAGCAAGATTGCGGTGCTTCGTGTCTCTGCCTTTGACCCAAGAAGGGTTTTGTGTCTTGCCTGTTAGTAAAGATCTTTGCGCCCTGCGCTCAGCGCACAATGCTGGCTCTGTATTGAGATAAAACAAGTGGAAATCTCCAACGCTTTTACACAAATCAAAGAAGCGCGCATTGGCTAGTCTGTCGCCTTCTCCATAAATGATCTCATAATCTTTGGCGATCCCTGGTAGCCACGGTTCAATAGAAAGTATCGCCGCATTACCAAGCGTGTCTGTTCCGCCAAACGCTGGTCTGAGCCAACCAAGTGAGAGTGCGTCGCCATGTGGGGTATGGTGCGATCTGAATTTAATGGGTTGTTCATGCTTTGCGTGGTCTATCCAATCGTTTGTAAATGCCTCAGTGAGTGTTGTCTTGCCTGATCCTGGTGCGCCTATCAAATAAATAATCTTCATTAGAACTCCTGCCCTATGTACCAGAACCCAAAGTCAATGCTCCAGTGGTATTTATCAATAGCCAGACCCACAGCAAACCCGCTTGTCCTGCCCCAATAAAACCAATACTTGCCTATCTTCTTTTCCATTCTGCCCCCTTTGTAATTTAGTAACTATAGACTGTCCAGCCATTTCTCCGCAATTGCAGGTGATAGCCCATAACCGCTTCTGGCTAATCCTGAGAAATAAGCGTTGCGCATACCCAACTCAGGATAGATCGGTAAGCCGCCTTTGCCCTTGGCTCTCCAACCCAACGACATCTCCCAATCTCCTGACTTTATTATGC